CTTCATCGACATTTTCATCTTCATCTTCGTCTTCGTCATCACCATCAGCTTCTTTCTTAGATTTTGATTTTTTGCCTTCTTTAACTTCTTCCTCTTCTTCGCCGTCATCGTCGTCTTCAGCTTCCTTTTTAGCTTTAGCTTTCGCTTTAGCTTCAGAAACGATTTCAACTTTACCAGCTAGGATTTGCTCTTCAGCTTCATCAAGAGATAAAGAAACTTCTTCATCTTCTGATACGTATGTGCCTTCCTTCAATTCAAGGATAGTACCATCTTCCATTTTGATTTTCATGAATTAACTCCTTAAGTTAGTGTATTCTTTTATATTTATATAAAAATAAATTTATAATTTGTTTATAATAGCATCAAAGATCTTTAACTGTGCATCTTCATCGAACTTACGTTGACGAACAAGTTTGTTAATAAAATCTTGATGCTCTTGTAGCCGTGCTTCACAGTCACATTCCGAAATTGAACCATCAATTCCGCAAGTCCATTGCTTACCTTCCATAATACCTTCAACAAATGCGTCAGGTGCAGATGGATCGGAAACAATATCAACTGTAAGTAAACGATAGTCACTTTGTACTTCGTTCACGCCTTTCTTCTTCTTTAGTGAACCAACACCACGAGAACTAACTCCGATGTTAACACCTCCATCCAAAAGACCCTTAACAATGTTACCCATAGGTGTGTCTAAAATCTTAGCCTTACCTACATAGTTGTTGCCTTCAGCATTTAATTCTGTGATTAAATGCGAAGCACGTTCCGGATTAACATTAGGGTGTTGTGGATGGTTTAACTCACCAATAGCACGGCTAGTTTGAATAAACTCATTGTCGTATCGTTTAACTTCACGTTCAAGGATACGAGATGGATAGATTCGCCCATTGCGGTTCTGCGTTTCGGCTTGCATAAATACACCGTTGATGAACCAGTCTTTCTTGCCGGTCGCCTCATCGATGATTGATTCTGATAGTAGTTTATCTACTCTTTCTGTAATTAAAAACATAGATATCTCCTTATTTTTCTTTTAATTTAGCGACCAATTGCATTACCAACGATTCAGCAACACCTTTATTGTCAGCTACAAATCCTTGACCTTTAGCATATGCAATTACATCATCGGCCTTTTTAAATCCAATATGCATCCACTTGCCTTTTTTAACAATTTCAGCACCTTTAGGTAATTTGTTTCTTACATTATGCTTTTCAAATGCCATTATAAACATACCATCTTTCTTGGTACCAGTTATAATTTGCTTACCCTTATGTCTTAATGATAATGTAACACCAACAGATGATTTACCATCAGCCGTTAATTCATATTTTCCTTTCTTTAAAAGTGAAACACCTTCTTCAAGGTCAACTGATTCTTCTACGGTCCATTTCACCTTTCCGATGATACCTTCAATCCTATTCAAACGAGCTTTCCAATCTTGATTTTCATCAGATGTCTTGAGTTCAGTTTTAAGAATTTTCAGATGTTTATTGATTTCTCTCATAACAGACTTAGCCTCTGACGAAACACCTTCATCAAGTACTGCTTCGTTAATCTCAACAGATTCTTTAATTAAATCAGTTGATGTTAAAATATCAATTACTGTTTTCTTTGTTTTATCTAATTTAACATGAGCTTTTTGTCTTGCGCCAATACCACCAATCAATTTAGTTATTTTTCCCGTTTGCCCATGGTGACTAGATTTATCATCTACGAATTTTACTTTATCACCAACTTTAAAATCACGAATAGAACCTCTGTCGTATGCTTCGTCAAGTTCAACAGATTCAATTAAATTCTTTTTAAGGTATTTTACAGCATCAACACCACTCAATGGAGTAGTCATATTATTTTTGCTCGGAATAGTCCAAGTCAATGTAGTATTTTTATTAACAGTTGCTGGGTTTACTTTACCACCTTTTGATTGACCATGGGCAACTGCTTTCTTTCCGTAGAAAATTGTGAAAGTGGAACCCTTTCCATTACGTTGCATTGTATATCCACTATCTTTGAAGATTTGTAGATTAGCACCTTCTTCAAGTTCAATTGATTCTTTAACAACTTTAAGTGACTTATAAACTTTTTTGCCACGCAGATCTGTTGCTTTAGTCAATTTCCAATGTTTATTATCAGCATCTTTTTGAGTTTTCAAAATACCTGACTTAAATTTCTCACCAGAAGTAGTAACACCAACCACTCGAAACCCTTCTTCAATTTCAACTGACTCATTGGCTTTCTTTAATACATGAGCAATAATATCTTCATCACCTAAACCTTTCTTAATCTTTTCGATTTCAGCATAGGCTTTGTCATAGTTACCTCTTGATTTGCGTGCAATACCAATAGCTTTTTTCATTTGAGCTTGGTTGAACACTTCTTCAAGTTCAACAGACTCACCTAAAGCATTCATTACATAATCGGCAACATTGTCAAGTTCTTCTTTACCTAAACCTTCACGTGATAATACTTTCAATACATCTTTATATGATTTAGCATTTTTCTTCTTAGCAAGTGTTACATACTTATCGTATCCACCTTTCTTACCAAAACCAATACCTTTTGCATTTTTCATTGAAACTGCTTCGTTAATCTCAACAGAAGTAGATTTGTCACGCATTTTAAGATGCCCAACTCTTACTTTATCCTTACCATACTTCTTAATCGCATCTTTAGCAGACATTGAAGTTAATTTCCATTTTGCTTCTCTCAACTCTTCTTCAAATAGAGAATCTAAATCAGTTTCATATTCAACTGATTCTTTAACAAGTTTGTTTAAATCTTTTATTGCCTTGCCCATGAAGATTTCAATTGACATCAATCTTGTGATAATATCGTTAATGTTTCCACCCTTAACATCGGTCTTTAGTAAAGACATCTTTTTGTTTAAATCAGACATAGTTGATTTAACACTAGCGCCTTCCATTAATTGTGTATATGTAATCATATCTCGTAAACCCTTGCAATATCATCATATGATAATTCATGCACTTCACCATCTTGATCATTGCAAACAAATCGATCACTCGATCTATCAATCTGATCAAGCGATTCAATTGAGCACCAGCCGATACGGCCATCACTTAAATCAACACCCACCATCTTTTTCTTTTTAAGAAGCTTGAATATAGTTTTATATTCAGGGCCTGCACGGCCTTCCATTAATTCTTTAAAACTAATCATCTTTACCACCTATGTACATTACATATCCGATACGGCCAGATATTTTATTATAAACTTCCATATCAGAAGCGTATGATGTCTCAACTTGTTCTTGTATATTCATATTAGCTCAACCTATTAGCTTTCTTCATTGATTTGGCTCTCTTACGATTCGCTTTATTGAGTGATTTACCCTTCTTGGAGCGTACCATTTTACGAGCACCTTTTTTCTTATTGATTCGTTCTTTGGCTTTGATCTTTACACATTTCTTACCCTTAGCCTTAAAACCAGCCTTGCACTTGACTTTTTTAATAATCTTACCGCCACGTACAACCTTCTTGATCTCCTTTTCGTCCACCTCTTCCAAGATAGATAAAGCAATATCTTTAATATTAATCATTTTTATTCTCATTCGCGGTTTTAAGAGCCTTGGCTACAACATCAAAGTCGGCTAGACCTTTTTTAATCTTTTCGATTTGCGCCCAAGCTTTGTCAAAATCACCAGTAGATTTCTTTGCAATCTTTAATGCTTTGGCGATAAGATTTGAAGCGAATTTACCTTCTTCAATATCATCTTCATCGTCTGCACAATCTTCATCCGCTGCATCCCAACCTTTTTCTATTGCGTTATAAAATTCTTTTTTCTTCTTGTCATCAAGTTCAGAAGGTGATTTAACACCAAACTTCTTTAACATACCATTGAAGAATTTTTGATATGCTTCTTTATCACCAGAAGCTTCATTCATAAATTCACTAAATTTTAACATTATTTTTCCTTATTTAAAAAGACTTTACCCACGTCTTCCTTTGCACCCGCGATTTTATCTAAAATTTTAGATTGCATCAGTTTAGCAAAAGTGGATTTAAAATCAGTAGCCTTGTTTGTTATACTCGATTGTATTAAATCTTTAATATTCATTATTCATCCTCATCTTTGTATCGTTCATCATTTTTCTCATCTTTGATCTGTGCATCAATATCTTTTATCTCATCTTCAGTTTGTTGAAGAATACTTGCACGAATATATTCATGCGAGAAATATTTGCCTGCATAGTCAACCATTTGGTCCATTATTTCCAGTCTTTCTTTAAGAATTTCCGTTTGCTTCATTTCTGAGAAGAAAGAATCATCCTTAAATTCAAAATCAATATTTTCTTTAAATGTTCTCCATTCGTTCTTCTTAATTACACCCTTTAAAATCAATTGAGTGCGAAGAGCCTGGTAGAAAATATTAGAAAATTTCTTACGCAACTTCATTACAAACTTGGTAAATTTAATCTCATCACGTGTGATCTCTGATTGTTTACCAAATCCATAAGATGCATCATCTTCTAACCTTGAGGCCGGAACATGAAGTGCCTTATATACCTTCTTACGAAAGTATAGAATATCATCAATTTGATCGAACGCACCACCCGCAGGTAATGTTTCAATCTCGGTACCTTTACCGCCCTCTCTACGAGGAAGCCAAAAGTCCTCCAACATAGACATAGTGTTATGTTGGTCCTTGATCTTACCCGTATTAGAATCATACACCATCTTATTCTTATATTTATTCATGATGTTTTTAAGATACTGCTCTGCACGAGTCTTAGGTAAATTACCAACATCAACATAAAATACTCGACGCTCTGGTGAACGTGTTATTCTATATACGGTCGCCGCATCTTCCAACATATTTAGTTGGTTGATCGGCTTAATAGCTTTATGAAGATAAGATACCGCAGTACCATCACCTTCAAATAACCCTGAATCAGCGTATACAATTGCTTCAGGGGCAATCTTCATTGTACGGTTAATACCGTCAACTTCCTCTGAATATAGATAGTATTCTTCTATATTCTTGATGACTTCATGTCCTTCCGGTGTAGTTTCTTTTTCAACTTCTTTAATAAATTGAATAAGTCTTGAGTCAATGTAACGAAGGTCTTTTATTCCCTTCTTTAAATTGCCCTCATCTACCACCACTTGGAAGAAGATTCGTCCATCGGTATACCACTTCCTGAAAAATTCATCTCCAGAATAGTTAAAATCAAATCGTTTTAAAACATTTTCAAACTCTTCTGTAATAATTTCCTTTACATTATCTGGTTGATCCAGACGGTTGAGAGCAATATTTACAGCGTCCTGATTAATATCAAAAACAATGGCTTCATTTACAATATCATCGATGGCAGCTTCTGCCTCCGGTGTTCTTGCAAGCGTTCTATATTGGTTGATTAACTCAGCGGTGTTTTTCCACTTCGTATCAATATCAAATAGTTGAGTGCTAAAGCCAGATACATCAACAGATATCGCACCTTCCATATCGGGTGCAATGAATGTTGAGATCTTATTATCAATTTTGGTATCACCCGCCTTTTTAGACAATTTACTACCAAACATTCTATCGAATTGTTCAATTAAATTCATAATATATTATATTTTATTATTGGTCAATGTTGCCAGCCGTTGACGTTTTACCCCAGAAGTCGTATGCGATGGTAACGGTATATTCGTTAGCCTGTGCACCACTTTCCCAAGTAAGGTCGATTGCTTCAACTGCAGTAGGGAACGCACCCTCAAATACATAACTACCAATCGCTGTATCATCTCTTTTAGAAGGTGTTACAGACATTTGAGCTTTATAATCCGCCGGCTTCAAAGATTTGTTACCTTCATGTTGATTAATACCCTGCATCCAAAGTTCGAATGCGTGACGATATTTAAAATCTTGATCATTAAGAACAGTGATAGTCCAATCTTCGAAAGTTCTGTCACCCGCAATCTTAACAACACGATTCTGGTAAGGTACTTCAATCGCCTCTACTGTTGATGCAGGGATTTGAGCCGCTTTACATAAAAACTGAAAGTCTTGATCAAATCCTAAGCCAGGAGCGTTGATGTTAACATGGAATAAATTGCCGCGATATAGATCGCCGGCCTTATTCATGACGCCTTTAAATTGTGATATATTAAATGCCATTTTATTCTCCTATTATACCGCGCCAAACAGTTCGCTGAATTCAACGCCTGATTTAGTAGCAATAAAGTTTAAAGTAATGAAGTTAATTGAACGAGCCGGTTTGATGTAGATATCTGCAACAAACTCATTTCGATCTAATACTTCGCCCGTGTTATTGGTCTCATCACATACAACTAAGAAGTCATACATACCGCGACGGCCTTTAACATCTTTCATAAACGGCTCTACCATGCCTTTGAATTGTGATCTAGTGAAAGCATCATTGAATTCAAATAACATGTATTTAGAAGCCGTTGAAATAGCCTTTTCTAACACAATAAATAAACGTCTAACATTAATTCTGTCGAATGCAGAAGGTTTGGTTAGCATTGTTTTATCACCCCATAATACAGTGCCTTGACCTGGCATAGAAACAACCGGGTTAATACCGTAAGGAGATTTATACATTTGATCGCGATGACCAGTCGTTGGATTGAAGGCAAGCTTAACAACGCCTTTAATTTTACCACGATTAAGACCACCAGGTGACCACCAAGCATCTTTAGAAGAGTCGGTGAATACACATAAACCAGCGATGTCACCTGCAAGAGGTACCCAACGGTAGTTGTCATTGTATTTGTCGTATTGGTATTTGTAGTTACCGTCAAGGAAACCGTATGAAGAGTTAATGTTCATATGATTTGTAGTGTAACCACCAGTAGCGGTACGCCATTCCTGTAAGTTACTTAACTGAGTGGCAGCGGCAATACCAACGATTTCATCTTTAGGTGGAGAAACGAATGCAACGCAATCTTTTCTACCTTCAGCAACCGTTTGTACAACATAGCGTTGAACAGTAGAAGCAATTTCTAGTGCTTCACCAGCAGCAGCACCAGCAATCAATAGATTTACATCTAAAGTGTCGGCGTTGGCAAATAAATCCCAAGAGATGGTCCAGTTACCAGCAGTTGG